TTACTGTACCAGTTTACCCATTACCCATTGATGTACAGGAAAGCCATCACTATCCACACCGCTGGAAGTGCTGAGCATTATCCACTTATTAGACTGTAATAGTTTGTTTACTTCTTTCTCTCCTATCCGCCCCTCGCCCGGAACCCATCCAGAGGACAGAACTTTGATTTCTTGCAACGCAGGAATAGGGTTTGTATTCATTATAAATTTCCTAAGTTAAAGTGAATGAAAATTTAAAGATGAGAAATACATCTACTACTTGTCACCAATTCATGAAAAATAAAATAATATTCTTTTAAATCAAAGAAGAGGGCCAATAACATTAAAAAAGCCACATGGGAAACAGTAGCGAATTATTAGTTATCTTTTTGTGGTAATTTTCGCCCTGCAATTCTGCTGCAAAAGAATAAGGCAGAAAAAGTCAGAACTGATAAAGCGACTATCATGATAAAAAATTGGAGACCGTTATGGTAGTAATATTCAATCAAGGATAACTGTTGAGTGGATAAGTCGGGTATTGAAGTTATGTAATCGTAGAAAACAGATAAGGTAAGGCCAGAGGCTATACTAGAAACTAAAAACCAAATGGTTGCTGTACCAGCAACATTTTGTACATAGCCGAAATAAAATTCAGGGTCTTTATAGGCTAGCCTAAAACCTACCCCTATAAATGCGAAGTAGACTCCTAAAAACCACCTAACCCATTCTTGATCCATAGAATCGTTAACCCCCATATAAAATGCGGTGAGACACTTTTGCGACACTGGCAACTAGATACAAAAAAGCCACTCGATTAAAAGTGGCTTAATGTACTGATTTAACAGCTTAAATTTGGTGGCCCCTACTGGACTTGAACCAGTGACCAAGCGATTATGAGTTCCTATCAGAACAACCGAAAATCAATGGTTTACGTTATTTATCATTGACATAGTTTGCATCTGTTTGCCAATGATTACCTATCTTTCGCCATTTGAATCGCCATTCAATCGCCACTGCAAGCTCAGAAAAATCTACTCAGACGGAAGGAATGTATCAATATGCAAGGAATCGTCCCCTGAAATTTCCTTTAAAATATCTTGATACTGGCCTTTTTCTTCCAGTACGCCAGTTAAAGCTTTCTCTTTTATTAATGGTATGGATTTAAACTCATTGACTATTATTCTCTCTGAATGAGTTGCTCCGTAAGTATTTGCTTTGTAAATACCTACTAGGAGACTAAAGCATTGTTTGCTGGTAAGGATTTTGGACACGTCATCATCTGCGTTAATAATGAATTTAGCAAAGTTATTTGCAGTCGCGAAATCATAATTTTTAGCCTGATCAAGCAATTTTTCAAATAGTTCATCCATCATCCAAGAACATTCTTCGACGATTGGGTATAAATTTGTATTATACTTAAATTTATTTATTATTGAGCTGGCAGAACGCATGAAATTTATTTTGGATTTCTCTGGGGAGAGTTTAGAAATAGATTTTAGATTCTGTAAAGGGTTCTTTGTTTTATTTGTTGAGTCTGTTATATCTGACTGGTTATTGTTTTTTATGATGACTTCATTTAATCTTATATAGGTCGGTGGGCTTAGGTCTTCCAGCAGTTTATAGTTGCAAGAAACAAGCAGGATAATAAAATTTTCACGTTCTGTTTTATGGGCTTGTTTTTCGATTAATATTTTTTTAATCGATGCTAAGATTTCATCTTTTGCACCTTCATACCCCATTCCTAATATAAATCTTAATGCGTTTATTTTGATTGTTTCATTAGAGTTATCTAGATTGTATATAAGTTTGTTCAATAGGTATGGTAAGCCTTCCAGCGATAATCTTGATAACTCATGTTGAACAATTGTTGCGTAATCTGAAACTTTTAATGTTGGGAATAGATTTCCCCCTCCTAGACTTTCTAATATTTCATCAGAAACCTGATGGGCCGATAAAATTGGTTTTGATAAAAATCTAGATATGGATTCAGAGAAAATATATCTAGCTTCCTCAGCCGAAGGTGAATGTCCTGAAGGGTGAGCTGATTTATTTCTTAAGTTACCTAAGAGAGTGACGAAACTGGCATCTAATTTCGATATTATATTTTCTTTAGATAAACGGTCAATCATTTCTTTCTCAAAAACTGCCTGATTCTCTTTTAGTGGCGTAATCTCATCGTAGATTTTCTTAGCGGTACTGTTTACCAAGGATAATCTATCTAGTTTTGTATATATGTTTTCATGAATTGTTATGAATGACATTATGATGCAAGCTCTGTGTGCGTCAGTCATGTAGCAACGAAGAGCCTCCCGCATATAACTTTGCATATTAACATCTTCAATAGTACCAATTAATTCTTCCATATCTCTTAAGTAAGCCACGCAGTACTCCGGTATGATGTGTTTGGTTTTAAAAAACGTTTATAGTATTTAACGACTGCTCTAGTCAAATAGTGATTTTTTGGCGTTAAATTATTTTGTCTTTCACTTCATAGGATATTTTTGACAGAGGATTTAACTTAACCGCATCTTCTAAATGATCTGGTGCGAAATGCGCATATCTCATAGTCATTTTTATATCGGTGTGACCCAGCACGCGCTGTAAAACCAGAATATTACCACCATTCATCATAAAGTGACTTGCGAATGTATGACGCAAAACATGGGTAAGTTGTCCCGCAGGTAATTCAATACCTGTTCTTTCCAGCGCTGACCGAAAAGCACCATAACAATCATTAAATAACCGACCTTTTTTATCATCAGGCAGAGAGTCATAAAGCTCTTGGCTGATTGGAACGGTGCGGTTTTTTCTGCCTTTTGTGTTGGTGTAGGTGATTTTATATTTCGCGAGCTGGCTTTTTCTTAAACTCTCGGCCTCAGACCAGCGCGCGCCAGTCGCGAGGCATATTCTCACCACTGTTTCTAAATCTGGATGGTCATGGCGATTGCACTCTGCAAGCAATAACGCGATCTGGTCTTGAGTTAGCCAGGCCATTTCCATTTCTTCGGTGCGAAAAGGTCGCATATTTTTCAAAGGGTTTTCACCTTTCCACTCACCGAGCCGATTTAGCTCGTTAAATACCGCTCGAAAATAAGCCAGCTCAAGATTTAGTGTCCGGGGTGATACCACCTTTACCCTGTTTGAGCGGGCGTGCTCACCTTTTAATCTTTTCTCCCTGTAACGGGAAAACATTTGCGCATCGAAATCTCTCGCAAGAGGTTCGCCCATACAGTCAAAAGCGTGATGCATTGCTTGCTGGCGTCTGAGGCCATCTTTAAGTGTGGTGCCGTGAGCGCTATACCATGCGTCAACCAGCTCTTTTAATGTGCGTCTTTCTTCTTTTTCTTCCTGCCACGGGTTTTGAACGGTGTATTGTTCAAACGCTAGTGCTTCACCTTTTGTGGCAAACTTCTTTCTGATGCGTTTGCCATTTGCCCCGTTAGGATACAGTTCACATATCCAGCCGCCAGCAGGGTTCTTACGCACAGCCATTAGTTAACCTCGCTGTAAACACCCGTAACGCGCCCTATCAATTTGATCTCATCAATCCCACATTCAAACGGCACTTTCCCCCCAGCAACATGTAATTTTTTGCCCGGTAGCTTTGTTAGCTCACGAATGCTAATAGACTCATCAATATCAACCAACCACAAACCGTCCGATAACGATGCCGCTTTATCGATAAAGTGAAGTTTTCCATCAGTGCGAACAGCAATTCCATCAGATAGAGGCTTCCCAAAAAGCTGAACATCAATACTCATATAACCATCACTTTTGAGTATTTCTTCACTTAATGTGAATGTTTCTATTCTCTTTGTATCTGATGATGAAGACTTACCTTCAAACTGTTGTCCTTCTCCGGTCAATAACCATCTAAGGCTTGCCCCCGTTTCAAGTGCGCAGTGTGCTGCAAAGTCGTAAGAGATAGCCCCACGGGTATATCGATTAGACAGCGAACTAGACGCGATATCGAAGTGGTTAGCTAATTGAATTTTCTGAGAAAATCCATATGCCAAACAGACTCTATCCAATACATCTACGTTGCTCCATCCTAAAGAATCAATTCTCACTTTGATAAAACCTATTTACTATCTCCCAATATGGAGATATATTTTGGCTAAACCTACGTAAATGATGACTGGTGTTGGCAAACAGAGGCTCATCACTTACAAACTTTGGCAAATAGGGAATCATGCATCATGGCTTCTGAAATCGCAATTATAAAAATACCTGCTCCTGTAGTGAGTTTAGAAATGTTCGCAAAACTTGAGGGTGTTTCAAAACGTACCGCTTACCGTTGGACGACTGGCGATAACCCTCGCGTACCAATTGAAAAGCGAGTGATTCGCAAGGGATGTAAGAAAGCAGGTGGCCCGATTCGTATTTACTATGCGCGCTGGAAAGAAGAACAACTGCGCAATGCATTAGGTCATGCTCGTTTTCAGCTCATCATTGATAATCTGTATTCACTTTAAGTGAATTTTAAGGATGTAACATGTTTGATTTTTCTGTTTCTAAACATCCGCACTTTGACAATGTATGCCGCCAGTTTCCAACGCGCCACAATCTGACGCAGTTGGCGAAACAGTTGGATATGAATGCGCAAACGTTGCGGAACAAGCTCAACCCGGAGCAACCGCACCAGTTGACGGTTACTGAATTGCTTGCGATCACCGACGCAACAGAAGACGCCAGCCTTATCGATGCCATGTTGGCGCAAATAAACTGTATGCCGTCAGTGCCAGTAAATGAGGCCAGTGCCGATAACATTTCTACTTACGCACTTAAAGCAACTGCCGCCGTGGGTTCTATTGCAGCCGCTGCGGTACAAGGCAACCATAAAACAGCATTCAGCAAATCCGCCCTGCTGGATAGTGTCAATACTGCGATTCGCCACCTGTCACTGATTGGTCTGACAGTGCAATGTCGCATTCAGTCAACCCCTGCGCTTGCTTCAACCGTTGATGTTATTAGCGGATTGAGTGCTGTCGCCGGTTTGAGTTGAGGTGTCTTTATGATTATTTCTATTGCCCCACTGTTAAAACAGCAAAGCCCAGTAAACCTGCGCCATTTCGGCCACGGTATGCTGGAGTTGAAGAACGGCCAGCGCTGGAAGCCGGGAAGTAATCAAAAGGCGCTTTTACAAGAATTGTCCTCTGCAAAGAAGACGCCAATATTACGCCGTCTGTTCGGGCGTTAATTGGGGGTTATATGCTGCAATTAACGGAAACTGAAAATAAAAGGATGATTGGTATTACCAGAATCTCTGAGATTAAAGGTAAATATTTTCATAATAGAAGTAGTGAAAATATTGCTCAAGAGACTTTTGATAAATCACCGGAAAGTCTACGTAAAACAATTTGCATGTATGCAGGCTTGAAAAGCAGACATGTAACAATGACATTTTCAGAGCTTAGTTTATCTGAAAGAGTAAAGGTTGTTGATGCTTTAAACGCATTAATTGATTTTGTTAATTCATTACCACCATTTATTAGCAACGATGATTGCACCCTGAATATTAATAATTAACCAAGTCGCAATATATGGCGTTTCACTCGCCGGGTTTTGTATTGCCTAAAAACAGGAATTATCTATGCAGAATATAGATCAAAATATATGGGTGGGCGTAGACCCCGCCAAGCCGGGTAGTGACCGCTCAATCACAATGATGTCAGTTGAATCAATGGAGCTAATGCTAAATGAAGCGCGCATGGATGAAAGAAAGAATCAGGCCGCGCTGGTTTCATTTCGTTTGGATGAGATTGCTAATCAAATTCTAAACCGAGAATTGAGTGGTGTAGAAGCGGCGGAACTGCTTAATCAAATAGCCGAGGGAATCCTCAACCAAGCTCAGGCGCAACACTGATGACTGACGAAATTATCATTGATGCTCGTTACGCAATTACTTTGTGCGAGCCAACCAAAACTATAGGCCGCATTCCAAACCTCGTCCTTAACGAGATTAAATTCACCAAAGAAAATGAAAGGGTGTTAGCCGTAATTGCTCACTATCCGACAAGAGTTAGTTTGGTGAATGATTTAATTCATCATCGTATTTATCGTTCAGGCATTAATTCTATTTCGGCACTAGTCGAGGAAACCAAGCGCCTTGCTGAATTATGTGAAAAAGGATTTAAAGATTTTCACTCTCCTAACTTATTACCAAGGTGAAGCAATGAAATTAAGTCTTTGGATTTTCTTTCACGTTATGTTGCCAGCTATCTGCGGGGCTGGCTTGGTTATTTTGTGTCTCACATTAAAAGTTAATGGGTTGTAATTATGACTATTGAGCATGGTGCAGGTGACGAGTGAGTATCTCAATTCGTGGTCGTGTTGCTCCAACTCCGCCGTTGCCTTATCCGGGCAGCGGCGCTGCTGTTCCTGCCTATGCTTACCCCGGCAGTAAACCGCGCGAAACCTTGCCCGGCATTCAAAGACCGCTTACCCGTGAACAACTGATTCAGGGGCAAGCTGTTTTAGACCATATCGACACACTCCCCCATTTCCTACGTAGCCAGTTTGTTTCTCTCTATGAATATCTGTTAGCCAATAAAGGGTTAAACGACGCTAACAAATGGCTGGTATTTGTTTTTGACCAGCGTATCTGGCCGCGTATTCAGGTGGTCAATAGCAAAAATGTTATGCGCCTCAGTGCATCAATGAGCTTTTCCACGGATGCCCCAACCTATGCCAGCCTAGCTGGTATGCATGATAAAGAGCTGCGCCGCTTTGCCCGCAAAATCGGCGATGAGCTAATGGTGGCGTACAACCATCATTGTGATGAATGCATTAAAGCTAATCAGGGTGACAGGGCTGTTTTATTACAGACCGATACGCAGGTACGCATATACGGCGATCTTGCCAGAATGGCGCGCGCTTTTAACATCACCCCGATGCACTGGCGCAAATACCTGAAAGGCCGTTTAGATATCACGTCTGCTATCGCCAGCCTGTCACGGCTGGTTAATCCTGAATGGTGGGAGCGCAAACTCAAAGCACAGCGTACCCGCTGGCGAGAAGCGTTATTGATTGCTGTCGGTAATGTCAGCCGGGATATGTCGGCCTCTTCTTATGCCAGTAAGCAGGCCATCCGTGAAGTGTTCGCCCGTCGCCAGTCTAATTTGGAATACCTCAAAAGCTGCCAGTTAGAAAACATTGAAACCGGTGAGCGCATCGACCTGATTGATAAGGTGATGGCGAGTATTTCCAATCCAGAAATTCGACGAAAGGAGCTAATGAGCACCATTGCCGGTATTGAAAAATATGCAGCTTCACAGAAGCACGTCGGTATGTTCCTGACCGTCACCACGCCGTCAAAATACCACCCAACCCGCGTTATCGGTAAAGGTGATAACGAGAAAGTCCAGCTTAACCACAAGTGGGACGATGAAGCCTATTCCCCAAAAGACGGCCAGCGCTACCTTTGCAACATTTGGAGCAAAATGCGCACCGCCTTTAAAGACAATAAATTAAGCGTTTACGGAATGCGGGTGGTTGAGCCGCACCATGACGGCACCCCGCACTGGCACATGATGCTGTTTTGTGAGCGCAGGCAGCGCCAGCAGATTATCGACATCATGCGCCGCTATGCGTTGAAAGAAGACAGTGACGAGCGCGGGGCCGCTAAATACCGCTTTGAATGCAAGCACCTGAACAAAGGCGGGGCCGCTGGTTACATCGCTAAATACATTGCCAAGAATATCGACGGCTATGCGCTTGAGGGTGAGCGTGACCATGAAACCGGTGAGCTGCTGACTGAATCCGCTGCGGCGGTTACGGCGTGGGCGGCAACGTGGCGCATCCCTCAGTTTCGCCCGATTGGTATTCCCTCCATGGGAGCCTATCGCGAGTGTCGCCGCATTCGTTTTATCAGTCTGGCGGAGTCGTTTGACGAAACCGTGGAAGCCGTGCGCCATGCGGCTGACGAGGGTGATTTTGCTGCCTACATCGCCGCACAGGGTGGAACCAATAGCGGTAATCAGACTGTCCGTGTAGCCAAGCGTATCGCTGATGAACTCAACGCCTACGATGAGGAAGTACAGAAAGTCGTGGGTATCTATGCGCCGCATTTGGGCGCTGACCATGTTCATGAAACCCGTACAACCCAATGGCGCATCGTTTCTGGTGCCGTTAACGTTGAGCCTTTGACGTTGAAAAGCGCCTCTGGCGCGCCTCGGAGTCCTGTCAATAACTGTGGGTTAGGTGGAAACACACAAGCGCCAAATGACCCCAACGGGCAGGCTAAAACGCCTGTGATGGCGATGGAATACCCACCGGATGCCTTTATTGACTGGTCGGACACTGCCGCCGTAAAGGCGATTGTGGCCCGCGTTAAAGAGAAACAGCCAACGATCAGTAAGATGCAACGCAGTTATGACCCCACCAAAGGCCGCCTTATTGCGCCATCGGCCCGTTTAACCCGCGAAGAACGCCAGCGTATCCCCCAAATCCGCAATGATTTACTGCTGAAAGATATCAGCGTCCAACGCTGGGAGCTGGAATCGTTAGCGCGTGGGGCAAAAATGACGTTCGGCGACATTGTTATTCAGTATCCGGCCCTGTCCGACTGGCCGGAATTCGATGATTAATCTACCTGTGAGGAAAACCATGACTAAAACCGCCGCAACTACCCGAAAACAGGCACAGCGCCAGCGTGATAAATCTGCCGGTATCAATGAGGTTCGCGCCCGACTTGAGCCGGAAGAGTTCGCCATGCTGAACGAGGGCATGGCTGCCCGGCGTCTGTTCCGGCCAGCCTATGATTTGCCGGAATATATCGCGCTGCTGATTCGGCAAGATAACCAGCGACTAAAAGAGCAACTGGCCGAGCTGGGTAAACAACGTTGCGGAAAATGTGGCGATACCTTGCCGGGCGATCCAAATGGATGCTGTTTGCGGGGTGAGGCTGCTTGCTGGCAGACCAAAGGCATTAACAGCCTATTAATTAGCGCAATTAAACCATTGTGACGCGTCACATTATTAATTAAATATACGGTGTGACACGTTGTAATCATTGATGTAGTGGATTAACGGCTTATTTTTTAAGAGGCTAATTTCTAAACCAAGATTTTTTACTTAAGTAAAACCATAGATTTATATAGAATTTTTCTTAAGAAGTGCATATTATACTGTATATAAACACAGTATACGTAAGTACTGGGAGATTATTAGGTGATGGATTTAGATGGGCTAGTTTTGCTTGAGCGTATAGACCTCATAGCTAGAATGTCAGCCGGTGACGAGATGGAAAATAGAGATCGTGAAGTGGCACTGGCGTGGATTGCCGAATTAGCCATGGAAGCTAAAAATAGTTATTTAGACGGGACAGGGGAGTCCGGTTTACATTCTTTGCGCTGACTTTTAGCGCTGCATGCATATGGTGCATGATTTTGCATGATGAACCTGAGTCAGAAACTCCCCCTTAGCCCCAGTTCCGGCGCGGATCTCGATGGATCATGCAAGTGCATGAAAAGCGACCTGCAAAGCGCGCAGGCGTGGCGGGGATAGCATTGCGCGCAAAGGGTTTTGATACCCTTATTTATAGATCTTGGGCGGGCCGTGGTGCTGCGTTCGGTTGGGTTGGGAATCAATGCGTATTCATGGGATGCGAGGGCGTGGTGGGCGTCTGGTGACGTATGGCGCGAGGTGTTGGAATTGCTACTTTTCGGGCATGAAAAAGCCGCCCGGTTCGGCGGCTATGATATTCAAAAATATCAATTAACTATTTGCAAACTTGAAACGCTGCCAGCTTTTTTTCATCTGTATACAGTGCAGCGACAAAGCCGTCTGTAACCAGTGAGTTGATAACGCCAAGCGCGCCAGTCATGTATTTGCCTTCAGACATACCACACATCACCTCAGAGTCATGGGCTAACGTCGCGTTACACTCTATTCGATGCGATACCAGCGCAGTAATACAATCCGGGTCAAGTGACAACGCTTGATTAAGAATATCAACAGCCAGTTGCGCTGTGATTTTTGGGTTAGTTTGAGTTTCCATAATTATTCCTTTTTTCGTTTTGTATTTTTGCGGTGGCTGCGGCGGTGGCGCTGGCCTCTTCACTGTGTCGCCGGGTTTGTATGGTGGTGGTGTTGGCGCTTTACGCGTCCCATATCAATCCTCGCTTATCAGTTCATAAGGCTTAAACCGGATCACCTCTTCCCCTATCCAGTCATTCACCTCTTTCAATCGTTCTTGCAACGGCGTTAACTCGTTACGGACAAACACTTGTGAAGCTTTCGCCACGTCACCGAATCCGCCGGTATTGTTGGGAATAATCCCCATCATCTGCGGTGGCACCCGGTGCACACTGAGCAGGTCGTCACGGGTGGCGTTCTTGATATTAAAAAAGTCATCTTTGGTGGCGACTTCGCTCAACGGTAAAATCTGGATGCCGTCTTTTTTGCCATTAGGCGCGTACATAAACAGGTTGCGGAAATTGCCTAGCCCTTTGGTGTCGCGCATCGCTTTACGCATTGCCTCAATATCGCTGCTACTTTGCGCCGCATCAGTGATATACAGGATGTATCCCGCGTGAGCGCCGTTCTGATAATACTTGCGGCGAAACAGCGTGGCGGCTTCATTGAGCCATGCAGAATTTAAACCGCTGAGGTATTCCGGCAAACCGTAAAGCTCCTGATTAATATCCGGTTCTATCAGGTGGAAAACGCTCCCGGCTTCGAACAGGTGTTCATCTTTCCAGTTCTGGACAAACCAATAGCAATCTTTTTCTAATCCACGGCGGGTGTACTTGGCCGGACTGGGGTCGAGGCGCAGTGGTGCGCCCAGTTGGTTACGGCGCACCTCTAAAAACGCATTTCCAAACACCAGATAATCCAGTGCATAGCGGCTAAATGCCTGCTGACTGAGCATTGCATGAGGGGTAAATGTGCTTGCCAGTATGTTGCGTTTCACATACAGCGGTGAACTGTGATGCACCGCCGCCCGGAAGCTGCGCGCCAGCCCGTCAAAGCTGATAGGCGGGTCATACCATTTACCGTTACTGGTGCATTCGATGTAATCCAGTATTTCCCGCTTGTCGAGAACGGCGGAAGGTTCGCCAAAGGTGAACGCCTCCACCGGCTGCTGTTGGCTGGCGGTGTGATTGGTGACTGGTCGGCTTAATGCCTTGCGGCCCTTGCGCTTACTCATTTCACTTCCCCTGCATTGTTTGCCGCTTGTGACCAGTCGCCCAAATATAAGAGTTTGAAATCATCCGGCGATGCATATTTTTCCAGCCAATCTTTACCCAAATGTCTTTCCAATAACGTGCAACCTTGCTGAATGGCATCATCAGCCGTAACCGATTGACGGAATACGCCATCAGCACAAAAAACGCCGTTATCCGTGTGTATCACCGGTACGGCTTTTCGTGGGCGGCGCAGTGAGCCATTCCAAATCTTGAACGCGGTATGTGAGCGGGAGGGTGTGGTATAGAGCGTTAAACGATGGTTTTTGTGCATTGCCATCCCCTTAGCCATTTGCAGTATTGAACGCGGGTTTTTAGCCCATGCATATTCACCCAGGTACACATTCCCGGCATGAGCGGCTGCGTGACTGTTCTCACCGTGAAAGGCGATAAGTGCGCCATTACCTAACAGAATATTATTCAGCGAGAAGGGGTTCACGTTTACCCTAACTACCCGGCAAAACTCGGCAATCGTGGCGCGGGTCGTTAGAGCGCTATATCTTGAGACGGTTAAAAAATGCTGGTTGCGGCCTGTGGTGAGGGCATCCAGTAACGCTTCAAAAGCAAAAAGCCAGTCGGCCCCAATCTGGCGCGATTTAGTGAGGCTGCGGGATGTGCCAGTCTGCCCCACCCGATACCACATTTTTTGATAGTCAAAGGCCGAGTTTTCGAAATGTTCGCGCAGGCCGTCAACTTGACCAGCAGTAAAAGTCATTGATTTCATCCGTAAAACTCCAAGATATTAGGGCTGTGACCGCCATATGTCGCGGTAAGAGGTTCATTTAACAGGGCGTGCATAATCGCCCACGCCACATCGGCGTGGCTGGCTTCTTCGCTGCGGCTGGCAACATAAGTCGAACTTTTGCCGCTGGCGGTCATGGTTTTGCGAATGGCCATAAATGACTGGGTGATGTCGGTGTGGCCGGTGTCATATTCCAGACGGCCGTTATTAATGGTGTGCTTGGCTTTCAGCACCATGGCGGTTTTGATTTCAGGGGTGTATTTGATTTCCCTTGCGGCCGGGAAGAACTGGCGCACCAACTGGAAAACACCTTGCCCGACGGTAGTCGCATCAATACCGATGTATTCCACGCAATACTTATGCGTCAACTCTTCGATATGCTTGGCCTGCGCTTCAAAATCCATCCCTTTCCACTGGTGGCGCTCCAACACGCGGAACTTGCCGCCCGGTACCATTGGCGGCGCAATCACCGCACACCCGGCACTGTCACCGCCGTTGGCCTCGGACGGGTCATAACCAATCCACACCGGGCGATGCCCAAACGGCCGCAACGAATAGGGGTTGTAGTCTTCCCACTCTTCCAGACTGTCCACCATGCAAGCCTGCAACTCCTTGAACGGGAAGACTGACGCTTGATCGTCCACAAATTCGCACATCAACAGGTTTTGATATTCTGACGGGCCGTATTCAAGCGATAGCTGGTTAAGGTCAAACAGGTTACAACCGCCCGCCAGTGCATCTTCAACCGTGACAATCTGCCGCCACTGACCATCAGCACACAACGCACCACGGGCTAAATGGCTGTGGCTTAAATCCAGTTGGATATGGTCGGATTTATTGCGGCGGCCTTTATTGAACAGCTCACCAGACCAGAACGGATAGGCACTGTGCGCCAGACTCGACGGCGTGGAGAAATAGGTGGTACGCCATTTTTTGTGTAATGACATGCCGCTGGCGACTTTGCGCAGCTCCTGAAACTTGGGGATCCAGAAATATTCGTCAAGATAGAGATTGCCGGTGTAGCTCTGCGCGGTGCGCACGTTAGTGCCAAGGAAGAACAGGCGCGCCCCGTTCGGCAGCACCATCGGGTCGCCTTTCAGGTCAACGTCAACCATGCGGGCAAAGTCGATAATGTAGCTTTTGAACACATGCGCCTGTGCCTTACTGGCGGACAGGAATATCTGGTTACGTCCGGTGGTGATGGCATCCAGCAGCGCTTCGCGGGCAAAGAAGAAGGTTGCACCAATCTGGCGCGATTTCAGGATATTGCGGATACGGTGAGTGAGTCCGGCCTCAAACCAGTTGCGCTGATAATCAAAGATATTGTCGTGAAAAATAGACTCCAGCTTTTCAATAGCGGATTCACCGAACAGGTTTTTATCCGGGGTCTTGCGCTCCCCTTTGTTGCGGTTCGCTACGTTCGGATTTAAGTCTGCCTCACTGCCGGTCTGGCTGTAGCGGTTAACCCGCGCCAGCCGTTCAATCTGGCGGCCTAACAGGTCAATCTCTTTAAAGTCCCGCCCCTCCTTTGCGTCTTTCATGATGAGTTGAATCAACCGCGCTTCCATGCTGGTTTCCACGCGGGAAATGGGCGCAATAGCGTCCCACCCGTCGCGCTTCTTCCAGCTCTGCACAGTCGGCGATTTCAGGGCCAGCGTGTCCGCAATCTGGCGCACAGAAAAGCCCTGCCAGTAAAGCAAGGCCGCCTGTCGCCGTGGGTCGCTGATGATGGTGCTCGGTGTCGTATTCATGCCATTAGGCTACGCGACCAGCCCGACCCTCTGCGCGTCCTCGCTGTTGTGCCAGCCCCGTCACAACTGGCTTTCGTTGTTGCCGCCCCCCTCAGTCTGGAAACTAAGCCCCGTACTAAACAACCCACATTAAATGGAGCCACTCATGGCTAAGAAAGTATCAAAATGGTTTCGTATCGGCGTTGAGGGTGATACCTGCGACGGGCGTTTAATTGGCGCTGACGATATCAACCAGATGGCCGAGTCATTTGACCCGCGTGTCTACGGTTGCCGCATCAATCTGGAACATCTGAAAAGTTACTCTCCAGACAGCACTTTCCGCCGTTATGGCGATGTCTCAGCACTCAAAGCGGAAACCATTGAAGACGATTCTATCCTGAACGGTAAGCGTGCGTTGTTCGCCCAAATCAGCCCCACCGATGATTTGGTACAGATGACCAAAGCCTTACAGAAAATTTATACCTCCATGGAAATTAGCCCGAACTTTGCCAATACCGGTAAAGCCTATCTGGTCGGGCTGGCCGTGACCGATGACCCCGCCAGCCTCGGCACTGAAATGCTGGAGTTCAGCGCCAAAGCCAAACACAACCCATTAGCCGCCCGCAAATCTAACCCGGAAAACTTGTTCTCGGCAGCGGTTGAAGTGCAATTGGAGTTTGAAGACGTGGCCGAGCCGGGTATCACGTTGTTTAACGTGGTGAAGTCAATATTCAGTCGCAAGCAGGCGACTGATGATGCGCGTTTTAATGATGTGCATGAGGCGGTGAATGCCGTGGCAGTGCATGTGCAGGAACAGGGGGAAACCATTGAAGCCCGCTTTGCCGCCATTGAGAAACAACTCACTGACAACGTGGTGGAGCTGAAACAGAGCATCGAAAAGGGAAAACAAGGGGTTACGTCCCTCGAAAACAAACTGTCTATCACTGAAAACTTTAGCCAAGCCAAGCGCCCGGAATCCACCGGCGGCAACAATCAAAACGATGTATTGACCGACTGCTAATCGGGGTCACTGGCCGCCCGTTGTGCGGCCCACTGGTTATTTCATTAACACGTTATTTAACTGAATCAGGATTATTATGCGCCCAGCAACCCGTTTTAAATTTAATGCCTATCTGACCCGTCAAGCCGAGCTGAACGGGGTAGAAACCGGCGACCTGAATAAAAAATTCAGCGTTGAACCCTCTGTCACGCAAACCATCATGACCCGCGTCCAAGAGTCCTCAGAGTTTCTGAGCCGCATCAATATTGTGCCCGTCGCCGAACTGACCGCTGAAAAAGTCGGCCTGAGTGTTACCGGGTCAATTGCCAGCAATACTGACACTGACGGCGGTGATGAGCGCGAAACCGCCGAGTTTGCGGGTCTGGACAGTGAGAAGTATTTCTGTGAGCAAGTGAACTACGATTTCCACATTCGCTATAACACCCTCGACCTGTGGGCGCGTTATCAGGACTTCCAGACTCGCTTGCGCGACGCGATTATCAAGCGGCAGGCACTTGACCGCATCATGGCGGGCTTCAATGGCACCCACCGCGCCAAGACCTCCAACCGTGCACTCAACCCGATGTTGCAGGATATCGCGCCGGGCTGGTTGCAAAAATACCGCACCAATGCGCCAACCCGCGTGATGAGTAACATCATCGGCGAAGATGGCGCGGTAGTGTCGGAAAAAATTCGTGTCGGCCATGGCGGTGATTACGTCAATCTGGACGCACTGGTGATGGATGCCACGAATAACATGATTGCGGAATGGCATCAGGAAGACCCTGAACTGGTGGTTATCACTGGCCGTCAGTTGATGCAGGATAAGTATTTTCCCATCGTCAATAAAGAGCAGGAAAACAGCGAAACCCTCGCCGCTGACCTGATTATCAGCCAGAAGCGGATCGGCAATTTACCGGCTATCCGTGTGCCTTTCTTCCCGGCAAACGCATTCATGATCACCCGCCTCGATAACCTGTCTATTTACTGGCTGGAAGACTCGCACCGCCGCCATATCGATGAGAACGCCAAGCGTGACCGCATCGAAAACTACGAATCCATTAAACAGGATTATGTGGTGGAGGATTACGCCTGCGGCTGTCTGGTGGAAAACATCGAGATTTTACCGGCAAAAAGTGGCGGTGAAACCGTAAGGGGTGCAAGCGCGCTGATGGTATCTGATGCCACGAACTATGACGGCCTTGCCGCTGCGATTATGGCTGCGGTGAACGTTGCGGCCAACCCGAATGAAACCCAACCGGAAGCCACCACCGATGCGCAGGCCGCGACAGAAAGCGCCCCCGAAACACCGGCAACCAAAGGGAGCAAATAAGCCATGACCAGTCCTGCGCGCCGCCACTTTATCCAACAGTCGGCTATTGCCGCCTCACAGCTACGGGATAACCCGTTGCGCCATGCCACCGGCTACGAGCTGATGTTGCTTAAGCTCAATGAAGATAAGCGCAAGCTGAAACAGGTGCGTTCAAATGAACGTAAAGCCGAGCTGAAGCGGCAATTATTGCCGGAGTACATGCCGTGGGTGTCCGGTGTGTTAAGTGAGGGAAAAGGCGCGCAGGACGCCATTTTAATGACGGTCATGATTTGGCGTCTGGATGCCGGGGATATCCCCGGCGCACTGGATATCGCCCGTTATGCCCTGCGTTATCAGTTAGTGCCAACAGACCGTTTTACCCGTTCTACCGCTTACCTGATTGCCGAGGAAGTGGCTGAGTCTGCCGGGCGCGCCTATGCCACCGGTAAGCCGGTTGACGTTGACCATCTGCTGCAAACCATTGAGCTGATGGAAGAGGAAGACATGCCCGACCAGGTGCGGGCCAAACTGCACAAAATGACCGGTTATGTGCTGCGTGACAGTGACCGGGGCGAACTGGCCCTGAGCCACCTTCACCGCGCACTCCAATTGCATACCGGTTGTGGCGTCAAAAAAGACATTGAGCGACTGGCCGTGAAGTTAAAGAACGCCGCCAGCCGCTAACCCGAACGCTCCCCGAGCCGGGCGGCACGACGGCCGCAACAGGGTTTACCTTGTTAACGCCGTCGTCCACCGCCCACCCATTCTGATATTGAGGTTGCCATGACCACTGTTGTTATCCCCGCGCCACGGCCTGACAAAACGGCCGAACCGGTGATTGAAAATACCTTTTTCTGGCCTGCGGTTGACCCGATAAAACTGCGCGAACTGTTGCGCCTTGAGGGAACCATCACCGCCGAGCGCCTGCGCTTTACCATCAAAGGCGCTATTGCCGAGGTTAACGCCGAACTGTACGAGTACCGCCGTGACCAGATGGCGGCAGGCTTTAAAACACTGGCCGAGGTACAGGCCGAGCAACTGGACGGCGAGAGCATCCAGTTGGCCGAGTACCAGCGCGCGGTCTGTGCCATTACGGCCGCACTGTTGGCCGAGCGTTATCGCGGCTATGACGCCAGCGCGCGCGGTGATAAACGTGCGGAGGCCATTGAAAGTACGGTGGATGAGTTGTGGCGTGATGCGCGGATTAGCATTCGCAACATTGCCGGTAAGCCTCACAACATTATTGGCCTTATCTGATGCAGGTCAACGCGTTGCAAGGCGACACGCTCGACGCATTGTGCTGGCGCTATTACGGGCGCACGCAAGATGTGCTGGAGCAAGTCTATGACGCGAATCCGGGGCTGTCGGAGCTGGGGGCCATTCTGCCGCATGGTTATCCGGTGGCGTTGCCCGACATGGCCCCGGCGGCCCAACGTGAAACCGTTCAATTATGGGATTGAAAATGGAGAAAATCAGCTCTGCGTTAGCTTATGTTTTTGCGCTGCTGTTAGCGTTTATTGGCGCACTGAGTCCGCAAGATATTGCGTTTTATGTGGCGGCGCTGGCTGCTGCGGCGACCTGTCTTATTAACTGGTATTACCGGCGCAAGAGTTATTTCTTGCTGAAAGAACTGAGTATTAGGCGGGAGGTGTTCGATGAACTCAATCGTTAAGCGCTGTCTGGTCGGGGTCATTCTGGCGCTGGCCGCCACCTTGCCAAACTATCAGACGCTCAACACATCGGCTGCCGGACTAAAACTGATTGCCGATTATGAGGGCTGCCAGCTCAACGCCTACCAATGCAGCGCCAACGTTTGGACAAATGGCATCGGTCACACGGCTGGCGTGAAGCCGGGCAGCGTGATTAGTGAGAGGCAGGTGGCGGTCAATCTGGTGGCGGATGTGCAGCGGGTCGAACGGGCTATGGCGGTGTGTATGCCGGTTGCCATGCCGCAACCGGTATATGACGCGGTAGTGTCGTTCGCCTTTAACGTGGGTACGGGGGCGGCCTGTCGCTCGACGCTGGCCTTTTTTGTCAACAAGGGCGACTGGCGCAGCGCCTGCAATCAGTTGCCACGCTGGGTGTACGTCAACGGCGTGAAAACCAAAGGGTTAGAGCGTCGCCGCACCACCGAACAAACACACTGCCTGAGCGGGGTCTGAGATGCGCATAGCCATGATGGTCATAGTCGCGTTACTGGTTGCACTGGGGTGGTATGCCAACCGCCTGAACCACGATATCGACGGTGCTAACCGGATTATTGGCACTTTATCCGCTGGGATTGAGAGTCGGGACAGCGCGATCACCCGCCTGCAAGATGAGGCACGGCAACAGGCAGACAATGAGCGGGCATTACGGCAATCACTGAGCCACGCCAGCACCTTGTCATTATCTCGTGAACAGAGAATTCAAAGGTTACTCAATGAAAATAAAGTCTTGCGTGATTGGTTCGCTACTGCTTTGCCTGCTGACGTTATCCGGCTGCACCAGCGCCCCGCGTTCGCCAACCCCAACGATTATTTACGTTGGCTGTCCGACGGTGAGCAGTTGCCCGCTACCGGGCAGCACACCGGCGGTTAACGGTGATTTAAGTGCCGATATCCGCCAGTTAGAAACCGCACTGGTGGCCTGCGGGCTGCAAGTGGAAGCTGTTAAACAGTGTCAGGAACAACACCATGTTAAAACCCAAACTGCTACGCCAAGCCTTAACCGACAGTCTGCAACTGTTCCAGACTAACCCGGAGCGGCTGAAAATGTTTGTTGATGGTGGGCGCATTGTCTCAACACTGGCCCCGTCGCTGTCTTTTGAAAATCAATATACGCTGACGCTGTTTATTGAGGATTTCCCCGATGATGTTGATTATCTCTTTGTGCCGATACTGGCATGGCTGCGCGAGCATCAACCGGACATCATGGCGACGGAGGAAAAGCGCCGCACCGGCTTTATTCATAAGGTTGATGTGATGAGCGACGTGTTGAGTGATATCCGTATCGACTTGCAACTGACTGAACGGGTTATTGTGAAAGAGGTAGACGGTGCATTGCATGTTGACCATGCGCTGGAGCCGACTTGGCCAGGGGCGTCACCACGGCCAACAGCCATCTATTTTAACGGTAAAACAGTCAAATGAACGAGTTAAAACCCTTTGATGATGCACTGGCTGGACTGATTGCCAGCCTAACCCCCAAGGCGCGCAAAGCGCTGGCGGTGACAGTTGCCAAACGCCTGCGGGCCAGTCAACAGCAACGTATTAAACGCCAGCAAGCGCCCGACGGCTCCCCGTATGCCGCCCGTAAATCTCAACCTCTACGTAAACCCAAGGGCCGGATTAAGCGGGAAATGTTCGCCAAGCTGCGCACTGCGCGCTATATGAAAGCTAAGAGCAGCCCTGATGCGGCGGTGGTCGAGTTCGCCGGGCGCGTGGAACGGATGGCGGCAGTGCATCATTTTGGCCTGCGTGACCGCCCGAACATGCACAGCAAAGATGTGCAGTATGACGAGCGGCCGTTGCTCGGTTTCAGTCAGCAAGATATTGCCATTGTCGAAAATGCCGTGATGGAAAGCCTGTCAAAATAACGTTCCTGTTGTCCTGTCGATGAACAAACCCGCACAAATTGCCGCCTGACCTGTTGGGCGGCATCCTTTCTGCATGAACACTCAAACCCAACTTACTGAAATTCTGCGCCTGCTGCGCAACCTGATCCGTATTGGTACGGTGGCCGAGGTCGATCTCGACCAAGCCCTGTGCCGTGTGGCGACAGGGGACAATACCACCGGCTGGTTAAACTGGCTGACGCTACGCGCCGGTCAATCGCGGTCATGGTGGGCACCGTCTGAGGGGGAGCAAGTATTGATATTATCCCTCGGCGGCGAACTGGACACCGCCTTTGTGCTGCCGGGCATTTTTTCTGATGACTTCCCGCCGCCATCGTCCTCGGCGGATGGCCTGTATATCACCTTTCCTGACGGTGCCACGTTGCACTATGAACCTGAGAGCGGCGAGTTGCAGGCTGATGGCATCAAAACAGCAGTTATCAACGCCAGTGAATCGATAAACGCCACCGCCCCCACTATCACCTGTGCCGCCTCGGTCAAAATCCTGCTGGATACACCCGAAGTGGAATGCACCAAAAACCTGACTACCGGCACGTTGAACGTGAAGAAAGGCGGCCAGATGAGCGGCAATATCGAGCATTCCGGCGGGCAGTTTTCATCTAATGGCGTGGTTATCGATAAGCATGACCACGGCGGCGTCTTGCGCGGCGGGAATTATACGGAGGGGATTAAATGACCACTGCCACCTATCTCGGCATGAGCCGCAACGCCGGGCAAACCATTACCGACGCTGACCACATCAGCCAGTCTATCGCTGACATTCTTATCACCCCTGTGGGTTCGCGGGTGATGCGCCGTGCTTATGGTTCGCTGCTCTCGGAGCTGATTGACCAGCCACAAAATCCGGCCCTGCGCCTGCAAATTATGGCCGCCAGTTACAGTGCCATTTTGCGCTGGGAGCCGAGGGTCAAGCTGACTGGTATCACCTTTGAAACCACCTTTGACGGGAAAATGGTGGTTGATATCACTGGCACTCGCACCGATAGCGCGGCCCCTCTCTCTTTAACCATCCCTGTGAGCTAACCCTATGGCAACCATTGACCTGAGCCTGTTACCGCCGCCGTTTGTGGTGGAAGAGCTAGATTATGAAAACTTGCTGGCCGAGCGCAAAGCTACGCTAATTTCCCTGTATCCAGAGGAACAGCGCGCCGCCGTGGCCCGTACTTTGTCGCTGGAATCTGAGCCGCTGGTCAAGCTGTTGCAGGAAAATGCCTATCGCGAGGTGATATTGCGCCAGCGCGTCAACGATGCGGCGCGCGCGGTGATGGTGGCTTATGCCGTCGGCAGCGACTTAGACCAGCTCGGCGCAAATAACAACGTTGAGCGGCTGGTGATTACCCCGGCAGACCCCGCCGCCATTCCACCGATTGAGGCGGTGATGGAGTCTGACAGTGATTTCCGGGTGCGTATCCCGCAAGCCTTTGAGGGCTTGAGTGTCGCCGGGCCAACGGGTGCTTATGAATATCACGCCAAAAGCGCTGACGGCCGTGTGGCCGATGCCTCGGCAATCAGTCCGACCCCCGCCTGTGTCACGGTCACGGTGTTATCGCGTGAGGGCAACGGCGAAGCCTCAGACGAACTGCTGGCCGTGGTTGAGGCCGCGCTGAATGATGAGAATACGCGGCCAGTGGCTGACCGGGTGACGGTGCAATCCGCCCGCATCGAAGATTATGAGATTGACGCGGTGCTCTATCTGCATCCGGGGCCGGAAGCGGAGCCGGTGCGCATTGCGGCTGAGAAGAAACTGACTGCCTTTGTGACCGCACAGCGCCGCCTTGGTCGCGACATTCGCCTATCGGCACTCTATGCCGCGCTGCATGTTGAGGGCGTCCAGCGGGCGGTAATTAATGCCCCTCTGGCTGATGTGGTGCTGGATAAAACCCAAGCGGCCTATTGTACCGGCAGCAGCATCACTGTTGGAGGAACTGATGACTGACCGTTTATTGCCTGTTGGTTCTTCTTTGCTGGAAGTGGCCGCCGCGCGCGCCTGTGCCGAACTGGAGAATACCCCGGTTCCGATTCGCCAGCTCTGGAACGCCGACACTTGCCCGTTACCCCTGCTGCCTTATCTGGCGTGGGCGTGGTCGGTTGACCGCTGGGATGAGAAATGGCCGGAAGCCGCCAAGCGCGCGGTGGTGAAGTCCTCGCAGTACGTCCACAAACACAAAGGTACCATTGGCGCAATTCGTCGGGTGGTTGAGCCGCTCGGCTATCTCATCAAGGTGATTGAGTGGTGGAAGACCAACGAAACACCCGGCACCTTTCGCCTCGATGTTGGGGTGTTGGAAACCGGCATTACCGAAGAAATGTATCAAGAGCTTGAGCGGCTGATAGACGACGCCAAGCCATGCAGCCGCCACTTAGTCGGCCTGTCTATCAATCTCGACAGTAGCGGCCCGCTGACTATCGCCGCCGGTAGTTACAGCGGTGATGAGCTGACCGTATACCCGTATTTACCTGAAACCATAACCGTGACCGGCGAGGGTTACGCCAGTGCCGCAATCCACATTATCGATGACCTGAGAGTGAACCCATGACAGCGAGATTCTTTGCTTTACTGACCAACATCGGCGCGGCCAAGCTGGCGAACGCCACCGCGCTCGGCACCCGCTTAGAGATTACCCAAATGGCGGTCGGGGATGGCGGCGGCACCCTGCCAACCCCTAACCCGGCGCAAACCCAACTGGTGAATGAGCAGCGCCGCGCCGCCCTTAACATGCTGACCATTGACCCGATTAACACCAGTCAGATTATTGCTGAACAGGTTATCCCTGAGACTGAGGGCGGGTGGTGGATACGGGAAATTGGCTTGCTGGATAAAGACGGTGACTTGATTGCCATTGCCAACTGCGCCGAAACTTATAAGCCACAATTGCAAGAGGGCAGCGGGCGCACCCAAACCATTCGGATGATTTTAATTGTCAGTAGCACGGCTGCTGTCACGCTGAAAATCGACCCGTCAGTGGTGCTGGCTACGCGCAAGTATGCTGATGATAAAGCGATTGAGATTAAGCAGTACGCTGACAACCTGCTCACCGAGCATGAGAAATCACGCAATCACCCGGATGCCAGTAAGACCGAAAAGGGCTTTGTTAAATTAAGCAGTGCCACAACCAGCGATAGCGAAGTGTTAGCCGCCACGCCGAAAGCGGTCAAAACAGTCGCCGAAGCAGCAGCGAAAGCATTGGGAGACCACGGCAAAGACGCTAATCCGCACGACCAGTATTTTCAGATTGCCAATCTGTTATCTGAGATTAAAGCACTGGGGCCAGCCGCACTGGCTGAGACTCTCGCAAACCTTAGTATTAGCGAAAACTTAATACCGGTTGGCATTCCACTCCCTTGGTCAACAGCAACACCCCCGGCGGGCTGGTTGAAGTGCAACGGTTCGGTTTTCAATAAAACCCAATTCCCGCAACTGGCATTGGTTTATCCGTCAGGGTATTTACCTGATTTGCGCGGCATGTTCATACGGGGTTGGGATGATGGACGAAATGTTGATGCTGGACGGGAGCTGGGAAGCGAACAGCTATCAGATAACAAATCTCACAACCACAATCTCATAACGTGGGGAGTTACACACACAGGCTTGGGTGGTAGTGACACCTCAATTCCAGCCCCTCCAGGTGGGACACCTAACGGTGGAACGGGTTTGGGTACAGTTCCAACTCAAACATTGACTGGCGGGTCGGGTTCAACATACATAGCAACATCTGCTATTACTGCTTCCGGTGGCTCTGAATCTCGCCCCCGCAATATTGCCTTTAACTACATCGTGAGAGCCGCATAATGACCAGTGAAATTAAAACATCTGCCGTACTGAATGAAAACAATCTGGCCGAGGTCGCTGGCTGGGTAACGGTATTTAATACCAGACCAACAACGCGAGAATACATTTCCGACAGCGAGGAGTTTTTAGTGGTCGGCGTGGGTATTCCGGCCAATTCCTGTTTAGACAAGCCACTGAAAGATAAGAAAGGTTTTGCGGTGCTACGCTGCGCGGATAATACCCAGTGGGAATATCAGCCAGACCACCGGGGCGAAACCCGTTACAGCACTGTCACCGGTGAAAAAATCGTGGTCAGCGACATTGGCGATTATCCACCGGACACCACTACACTGCCACCGGGAACAGCCTTTGATAAATGGGACGGTAAGCAATGGGTTGCTGACAGTGACCAAATTGCCGCACTTGCCCGCCAGTATCGCGATGCTTTTATTACTGCTACCGATCCGATGATGGTCAGTGATTACTCAATTGACGACACACCACTAACCAACACCCAACGCACCGAGTTAACCGCCAACCGCGCCGAATATCGTGCATGGCCGACGGTGGAAAACTGGCCGTTGATTGCGTTACCCGAACTGCCACAATGGCTTTTGATTGAAGCGGTGAATCAGGGCTATCGCGTCCCAGTCTGGCCGCCACTGCCTGCTTAATATTTTATTTTGGCCCCGATTACGGGGCTTTTTGTTGTGCCATTTTCCACACATCCCCAATCAGATGCCCCCTGCGCGGTAAGCCGTCACCATACTCTCACCCTTAACCAACGGAGAGTTACCCCATGGGTGATTACCATCACGGCGTCCGCGTTCTCGAAATTAACGAGGGGACGCGTGTCATTTCCACTATTTCCACCGCCATTGTCGGCATGGTCTGCACCAGCGACGATGCAGACGCAACCGCATTCCCCCTCAACACCCCGGTACTGATTACTGATGTGCGCGCTGCTGCTGGTAAAGCCGGTAAAAAAGGCACGCTGGCCGCGTCATTGCTGGCGATTGCTGAACAGTCGCGCCCGGTTACCATTGTGGTGCGAGTGGCTACCGGCAAGGATGAGGCTGAAAACACGTCTAATATTATTGGCGGTGCAGACGAGAACGGCCGCTACACCGGTATGAAAGCGCTGTTAGATGCACAATCAGTCACCGGCGTGCGTCCGCGCATTCTTGGTGTGCCGGGGCTGGATAATCAGGAAGTATCCACCGCACTGGCGAGTATCTGCCAGCAGTTGCGCGCCTTTGGCTATATCAGCGCCTACGGTTGCAAAACCCTTTCCGAAGCCATTTTGTACCGTGACAATTTCAGCCAACGTGAGTTGATGTTGATTTGGCCAGACTTTCTGAGCTGGAACACCACCGCCAACAGCACAGATATTGCTTATGCCACCGCCCGCGCTCTCGGTCTGCGCGCCAAGATTGATACCGATACCGGCTGGCATAAAACCCTGTCTAACGTCGGCGTAAATGGCGTGACCGGTATCTCTGCCAGCGTCTACTGGGATTTACAGACCGTTGGCACTGACGCTGACTTACTGAACAAAGCCTGCGTGACAACGCTAATCCGTAAAGACGGCTTCAAGTTTTGGGGTTCGCGTACCTGTTCTGACGACCCACTGTTTGCCTTTGAGAACTACACCCGCACCGCGCAGATTCTGGCCGACACCATGGCCGAGGCACAGTTGTGGGCGATTGACCGCCCGATGCACCCAACGCTGGTCAAAGACATGATTGGCAGCATCAATGCCAAATTCCGCGAAATGAAATCCGCCGGACTGATTATTGACGGCGCTTGCTGGTATGACGACAGCGCCAACGATAAAGACACTCTGAAAGCGGGCAAATTGTTTATCGATTACGACTACACCCCAGTGCCACCACTGGAAGATTTAACCCTGCGCCAGCGTATCACCGATAAATATTTGGTGAACTTTGCCGCCGCCGTCAACAGCTAAGGAAAACTGACTTATGGCACTGCCACGTAAGCTGAAATTGATGAACCTGTTTAACGATGGCCGGGATTACATGGGGATCGTCTCCGCCATCACCCTGCCGAAACTGACTCGCAAGCTGGAGAACTACCGGGGCGGCGGGATGAATGGCGTTGCGCCGATTGATTTGGGGCTGGACGATGATGCTCTTTCAATGGAGTGGTCGATGGGTGGTCTCGACGAGCTGGTGTTGCAGCAATGGGGAACGCCTAAAGTTGACGGGGTTCCGCTGCGCTTTGCTGGCGCTTATCAGCGTGACGATACCGGCGAAGTGACAGCGGTAGAGGTCGAAATCCGTGGCCGTCATAAAGAGATTGATGGCGGTGAGTCTAAACAAGGGGAAGACACTGAAACCAAGGTGTCCACCCAGTGCACCTACTACAAGCTGACCATTGACGGCAAGGTGGTGATGGAGATTGACGTGGTTAACTTGATTGAAATTGTTAACGGCGTAGACCTGCTGGAAGCCCAACGCAAGGCCATTGGCCGCTAACCCCTGACGGCCAGTGTTAGCTCGCTGGCCCTCCCTGACTGAATTGGAAAAAACCATGAAAAAACTCACTGTTAAAACTGAAACCATCGCCGAGGTTAACGAGAATGTGGTGGTACTGGAAACACCGCTAAAGCGTGGCGATACCCTGATTACTGAAATTGAAGTTTACCGCCCGAATGCCGGGGCGCTGCGCGGGGTTCGACTTTCAGATGTCGCTCATTCTGATGTGGATGCGCTGATTGTGGTGTTACCCCGGATCACGACACCGACACTGACCGCCGCAGAATGCAGCCGCTTAGAATTGCCGGATTTAGTGGCGCTGGCGGGCAAGGTGATTGGTTTTTTGTCGCCGAAACAGGGGGCGTAACGCTCGACCCGAAACTGGAAGTTGACGACCTGATGGCGGATGTTGCCGCCATTTTTCACTGGCCGCCGTCAGAGCTTTGGGCCTTGAGCCTCACAGAACTGGTGCGCTGGCGTCATAAAGCCATGCTACGCAGTGGAGCCGTGAATAATGAGTAAGAGCTTACAGTTACAGGTATTGCTCAAAGCCGTAGACCAAGCCACCCGCCCGTTTAAAGCCATTCAAACCGCCAGTAAATCCCTCACTGGCGACATTCGCAACACACAAAGCAGCATCAAATCGCTTGATGCGCAGGCGGCGAAAATTGACGGTTTCCGCAAGGCCAGCGCCCAACTGGCCGTCACCGGGCAGGCGCTGAAAAAAGCCAAAGAAGATGCGGCGGCGCTGGCTATCGCCTTTAAAAACACCGAGAAACCCACCGCTCAACAAGCCCGACTGATGGAGGGAGCCAAGCGCGCGGCGTCTGAACTGCAAACCAAATATAACGGGCTACGCCAGTCAGTGCAGCGCCAGCGCGATGCCCTTAACGCGGACGGCATTGCCACCAAAAACCTGAGCAGTGAACAGCGCCGGTTACGCAGTAGTGCCGCCGAGGCGACTGTTGCCCTGAGTCGCCAGCGCCAAGAACTGCAACGCCTGAGCTTGAAACAGGAGCAACTCAACCGTATCAGCAATCGTTACCAGCAAGGCAAAGCCGCCACCAGTGCCGTGCGTAATACCAGTGCGGCCAGTCTTGGCGTGGCAACCGCCGGGCTGTACGGCGCGGCGAAACTGGTTGCGCCAGGTATGGAGTTTGATAGCCAGATGTCGGGCACTCAGGCGATTTTAGGGCTGGATAAAAATGATGCCAAGCTGGCCGCCATTCGTAAACAGGCGCGAGATATCGGTGGTTCAACGGCTTTTTCCCCGACTGACGTAGCGCGAACCCAAGACACGCTGGCGCGTGCTGGCTATGACGCTAACGCTATTCTGGCCGCCACTGAACCGACGGTTAACCTGTCGCTGGCGTCCGGTGTGGATATTGCCGAGGCGGCAGATATTGTCACCAACATGCAATCGGCGTTTAACCTGCCGCTAGACCAGATTAAACGCGTGTCGGACGTGATGGCGAAAGGCTTTACCAGCTCAAACACCAACCTGTTAGAGCTGGGCGAGGCCATGAAATATGTGGCCCCGATTGCTGAGGCTGCCGGGGCCAGCATTGAAGACACTACCGCGTTACTCGGTGTACTGGCTGATAACGGTATCAAGGGCAGCATGGCGGGCACCAGTACCAGTGCGGTGTTTAGCCGGTTGCAAGCGCCAGTCGGGCAAGCACCGGCCGCACTGAAAGAGCTGGGAATAACGACCCGCGACGACAAAGGCAATATGTTACCGGTGGCGAAAATCCTCAAAGATATTGACCGCTCGTTTAAAAAGAACACGTTAGGCACCGCACAGCAAGCCGAGTATCTGAAAGTGATATTCGGTGAAGAGGCGATGAAAGGCGCGGTGAAACTGGTGGCTGCTGCCGGTAACGGCAAGCTGGCGGAGAAACAAAGTAAGCTGATGCAGGCCGGGGGCACCGCACAATCTATCGCCACGGTCAGAATGGATAACCTTGACGGCGACTTGAAAAACCTAAGTTCGGCATGGGAAGACTTAGAGATTGAAGTCTTTGAGAAGCAAGACTCCGCGCTGCGCAAACTGACCCTAACCGCAACCGACTGGCTGATTAATGTGGCTGCATGGGCCAAGAAAAACCCGGAGCTGGTCAGCACCATTACCACCGTTACTGGCGCGGCGTTGGTACTGGTTGCCGGGCTGGGTGCGCTGGGGCTGATTGCATGGCCGGTCATGGCCGGGTTTAACCTGCTGTTGGCCGGGGCTGGTCTGTTGAGTACCAGTTTTTCCATCATGGGTGGAACAATTGCCGCAACACTTGCCACGTTGGCATGGCCGGTCACTGCGGTGATTGCGCTTATTATCGCTGGTGCGCTGCTTATTCGTAAGTTTTGGGAGCCTATTAGCGCATTTATGGCGGGTGTAGTGACAGGCTTTACCGCTGTTGCCGGGCCAATCAGTGCGGCATTTACCCCGCTAATTAATGGCTTTAACCAGCTCAAGACACTGTTTGCTGAATTGGTCGCCCCCATCAAATTTAGTGGAGAGTCGTTGCTTATTGCTACCACTGCCGGGGAAACATTCGGCCGAGGTTTAGCTTATGCGCTCAGACTTCCCATTGATGCACTGGGGCAGCTACGCAGTGGCATTGACTGGGTACTGGAAAAACTCGGCATTATTGATAGTAAATCTGCCGGGCTGGCCGATAACGTCCCGAAAGATAACCCTTACGCGGGCGGATATTCACCCAGTGGCGGCGTGTTGTACGGCGGTTATCAGCCGGTCACCGCCAATACCGGCACCACTATCGTTGATAGCAGTGTCACCACCAATGATATCAAGGTGACTATCCCGCCGGGCATGAGCCGACAGGATGCGGAGCGAATGATGACCGATGCGCTTGCCAAGAACGAACGCGATAAGCGCGCCCGTCAGCGCGGCCAGATGGAGAATGATTAATCATGATGTTATCACTGGGGTTATTTGTTTTTATGCGCCAGACCACGCCTTACCAAAGCATGGGGCGCGATATTGATTACCGTTGGCCGATTAACAGCCGGGTGGGCTTGCGCCCGTCCGCGCAATTTCTTGGCGTAGACAGTGAAAAAATTAAGCTGTCCGGTGTATTACTGCCGGAGCTGACCGGTGGCCGCCTGTCATTGCTGGCCCTTGAGGCGATGGCCGACCAAGGCAAGGCATGGCCGCTGGTTGAAGGCAGCGGCATGATTTACGGCATGTTTGTCATCGAGAGTCTGAGCCAGACCGGCACGCTATTCTTTGAAGACGGTAGCGCCCGGCGCATTGAGTTCACCCTCAATCTGTTGCGGGTTGACGAGTCATTAACGGCCATGTTCGGTGACATGAAACAACAGGCTGACGAGCTGCTAGGGAAAGCGACAGCAATGACCGGTAAAGCACAGGCAGCTATCGGAGGATTATTCTCATGATGACCGGCATGTCTCTACCGGCCGGGGCGGATATGGCCCCGGACTATATGCTGACGATTAACGCGAAAGATATCACGCAGAATATTCGCGCTCGGCTGTTGTCCCTGAGCCTGACCGATAATCGGGGCTTTGAAGCTGACCAGCTTGACGTCGAACTGGATGACGCTGACGGCCAGCTTGCCATGCCGGAACGCGGCGCGGTGTTGTCGGTGTTCTTGGGCTGGAAAGGGTCGGCGCTGATTGGTAAGGGTGATTTTACCGTGGATGAGGTCGAGCACCATGGCGCACCCGATACGCTGACTATTCGTGCCCGCAGTGCCGATTTTCGGGGGTCGCTCAATGCGCGGCGGGAAGTCTCTTATCATGAGACAACGCTGGGAAAAGTCGTGGCGCAAGTAGCGGAGCGCAACAACCTGAAAGCGATGCTGGCCGAGGGGCTGGCGGATATCGCTATCTCTCATATCGACCAGACGCAAGAAACTGACGCCAAGTTTATCACCCGGTTAGCCTCGCTTAATGGTGCAGTGGCCGCCGTTAAAGCCGGGCGATTGTTGTTTATCAAGCCGGGCAGCGGTGTCACTGCCAGTGGTAAACCCATTCCTCAAATGACGATCACCCGACAAGATGGCGACCAGCACAGCTTTAGTATTGCTGACCGGGGCGCGTATACCGGTGTAAGTGCCAGTTGGTTGCACACCAAAGATCCCAAACCGGCCAAGCCTAAAAAGGTTAAGTTAAAGCGCAAACCGAAGTTTAAACAGCTCCGTGCACTGGAACACCCCAAAGCCAAGCCGACCCGCACTAAAGCGGCTAAAGAGAAAAAACCGGTAGAGGAAAAGCAAGGGGATTATCTGGTGGGGGCTGAGGATAATGTCTTTGTTATCACGACGGTTTACGCCACGCAAAAAGCCGCCATGCGCGCTGCCCAGTCTAAATGGGAGAAGTTACAGCGCGGTGTTGCTGAGTTCTCTATCACCCTTGCCATGGGGCGCGCTGATTTATTCCCTGAAACACCTGTCGCGGTCAACGGCTTTAAATCCGTGATAGACCAACAGAGTTGGATAATTAGCAAGGTATCGCACAGCCTGAGCAACAGCGGCTACACCACCCAATTGTCTCTCGAAGTGTTGTTGTCTGATGTCACTTATGAGGCGGAGTGAGTTCACAATAAGTGGTTTTGTGATTATTTTATTCACTTAAAGCTAATTTTTGAGCGTTTCTAGTGTTATCATACTTGCATAAGCAGAGAGAGGAGGGGATACGAGTATGATGCATTGCCCGCTTTGTAAGACCGCTGCACATGCTCGGTCTAGCCGTTACCTGAGTGAGAAGACGAAGGAACGTTATCACCAGTGTCAGAATATAAATTGCAGTTGTACTTTCGCCACGCACGAAACGGTTGACAGAATAATTGTGTCACCGGGGGAAACAAAACCAGCGCCACCACATCCAAGTAGAAATAATCAAGGGGTGTTGTGGATGTAA